CCATCGCGGCTTGATGGTCCGCCAATGATTGATTAGCCTCATCAAGCGCTATTGCTTCACTACCCAGAGCCTGTACGGTCTGTCCTATGTTTCCGGTCAAACCTCCGCTCACCGGAATGTCTTTCATTCTCTTCCCTCCGGACTCATCAAACGCTTCCTGCGCTTCCCGGGCCGCAGTGATGGCCTTGTCAAGATCCCGCTGAGCTTGGACTTCCTGCTTCAGCGACTCCACATATGCTGCCTCGAACACCTGCAATTTTATCTTCTCTTTCAACGACACTAAGTAATCATCAATGGCCTTTTTACTATGTCCCGTCAATACTCCTTCGTCACTGATAGCGCCGTTGTAGTCGGGCATGATCCGCTTCATCTCGTTGATCGCTTCAATCCGGCCTTTCTGAGACACGTTCACATCTTCGATAATACCTGTCAAATGTTTTATTCTAACAGCTTGCTTTTCATAAGTGTTTTCAATCTTTTGGTTGGCCGTTCCTACCGCATCCAGCTCCGCTTTCTCCTCCCGATGCTTCATGACTAGCTTCCGGATTGCGAGAGTGAGGGCGATGGCTCCGGCGATGGCCATGGCATACGGCCCTTTGGGAGTGGCTAGCATTTTGATAAGAGCGCCGGTGATCTTCAACAGCGGCCCCATAGCAGCAGTCAGCCCCAATACCCGGATCCGGTTCTGCCTTTGCCCGTCCGACATCTTGATCCACTTCTCAGTCGCATTTGATATGAAATTAGTGACTTTCTCCAATACAGGGAGCAGCGACCCAGACAGAGCTGTGCCGAGGTTGATCATATTGGTTTTCAAGGTGGCTACACCTTTCGCAAACTTGAATTTTATAGTTTGGGAAGCGGATTCAAACGCAACATCCAGAGCACCCACCGGATCCTCCAGAGCTTTGAAGATCGCCACGTTGTCCTCCACATTCGATCCTAACAGGTCAAGGGTGGCCATCAATCCTCGAATGTTCGGGAAGATCTCTGCCATGGCAACCTTGTTTCCGTTGGTCGCATCCCGGAGATCTAACAGAGCACCGATGAGTCCCTTGTCCATAATGTTTTGACGGAACTCCGCTGAGCTTGTTCCATACTTCGCCATTGCTTTCTCCGCCTTCTCCGATGGGGAGGCCATGCTGGACAGAACGGCCTTCAATTGAGTGGCAGCGACCCGGGCATTTGTTCCCGTTCTGGTCATCGCAGCGAATGCCGCACCGACCTCATTGAAGCTCACGCCGTATGCGCTCGCAATCGGCAGAACCATACCCATGGCAGCGGCCAGTGAGCTGGCTTCTGCTTTCCCTTCCCGGACCGTGGCAACGAGAATGTCCGTGGCATTCGCCGCATTCAAGTTCTCCTTCCCATATGCATTCATAGCTGAGGTGACGAGATCCGCAACCACCTTCGCCTCTCCTAATCCGGCTGTGGCGGCTTTGGCGGACATTTCCAACACTTCCATCGCCTCCGCTCCTCTGATACCGGCTGACGTGATGAAGAACAACGCATCGGCCAATTTCTCTGGCCCTTGTCCAGTAGCCGGGCCAAGCTTCAACACTTCTGCCTTCCATTCTTCAACTTGATCCTTTGCCACCCCTACCAAGCCGGTAATCTTCGCCATGGAGCTTTCAAAGTCGGAAAACACTTTGGTGGAAGCAACCCCCACCGCTAAAATAGGCAGGGTCAAATATTGCTGCATCTTCTTCCCCACAGCTTGCATCTTGACAGCGGCTGCGTTCATACTGGCTGACATACTTGCTGAAGCAGCCTTTGTAGCCGCATCAGCAGATGCCGTTGCCTTATTCACAGAAGCCATCCCGGCTTGGAACTGGGTTGTGTCTAACCCCATCGTGGCTATTAAAGTCCCTATGTTGTATGCATTTCCGCTCATGATTTCTTCTTTGGTCCTTGTTGTTGTTTTCTTTTTTCTTGGGCTTCTCTCTTTCGCTTGGCCTCCATTCTCAAATTAATCTGTTTTGGCAATGGTCCTTTACTTATTCCTTGAACACCCGCTATGGCCATTATGGCTTTCTTCATATTCGCCACGCTTTGTTTTACGGCTTTCCTTCCCTTCTCCCAATGGAATGGTAGAATTTCAGTCAACCGATTCAACAGGGCTGGTTTCTTGATCAATATCCCTAAAAATCTAGCAACCTCATACCGTTCATGATAGATATTATCACGATCTTCTCTCAAACTCTTATACGCCCAATAAAGCTCCGCCGCATCAAGTTTGTAGAAATCCTGAATTGATATCCCCAACCGGGCAACCGCTGCGCCACAGAGCTTACTGAAATTTATTTCTTTGGCTTGCGGGTCTGTCCCGTTGGCGGCTTCTTCCCGGTTGCCGCTGAGTTCTTTGCTAGTTCATCCTCAATATCTGGAAAGAATGAAGGCATCATGGCTACAAATCGCCATAAGCAATCATTCAGTAAATGAGCCATCTCTTCCACCTTCTTGAAGTTGAAAGGAACTCCCGCCTCATCTGCTCCCATTTTCAAAGCATAAAATAAGGCCGGTTCATAGTTCTCCCAATTCACCGAGCTAACATCATCAATCTGAATTCCGTGTTTCTTTTGAAGCAGTTTGAATGCCTCATACCCAAATTTTATAGGGTGTTTTTCTCCTCTGATTTCAATATATTCTAAAGACATGATTATCTATTTTTTGATTGTTAGTAAAAACGGTTGTGATTAAACCGCTATTGATTATGATCCTGAACCGGAATTAAGAGTCACCATGCCCGAAACCTTTATGGAAACAGCCATCGTGATTTTGTCATCCGGAGGAATCTCAAGAGGAAGTTCAGTGACCAGCCCGGTGAATTCCAACGAGGTATTAACATCATCCGGAAGGACAATTTCATAGTTCTGAAGATCGTCACTTTCAAAATCCGTTTTCATCGTATCCAACGATGCCCGAATAAAATTCATATTGAGCTGTACCGTACCACCATCCCGGAAGCCTCCAATAAATTCCCTGTACCCTCCAATGGAGTCGAGGGAAGTTACATCAATGGTATCCCGGGACATGTTCGGTCCAGAAATGGAATTGATCTCAGCGAGGTTTACCCACGCTGATCCGCTCCACCTTCTGAATAATGTGCCTACACCGGCTTTTGCGTTGCTCATATTTACCTCCTTTGTAAATTAAAATTAATAATAAATCGTGATCTGTTGTTCGCATCCATATCCAACCAGGCAGGTTCCCCGGTGGCCATGATTACTGTATATGTAGTACCGTTCCACACCTCGTTTGCCCGTGCGTGAAGCAGCTCCATTATAGTCCGTGCTAATGCCATTCCCACTTGATAGTCCTTATTGCGGACCCGGATCTGGCATGATGATGTGTAGTATCTCTCAACCGGGTCCAAATATATATCCGGAGGGAAGCTGGGAGTGTCGAAGATCGTCACTGTATTATCTGGCTTGGTAGGCTCCATTCCAATGAATAGATCCTGCTTGAAAGTCAGGGCCAGGGCGCTCTCCGCCGCCAGCATATCTTTTACATCAATTGATACGGCGTTCATCGTGATACCTCCTCTTTCATTATTAGTAAGATCTTGTCAGTGTTGCGCTTGATAGCGGCCTCCAAAAACTTCGGACCGGATCCCGGCTGACTCCAATTAACTTTTCCAACAGTGCCGGCTCCCCAGGGAGCGCCCTCAACCCGCTCGTGAACATACATAGCGTAATTGGCGCTGAATCCAAATCTCATCCCCACATTCCGGGTGACGAGATCCGTCATGAACTCTACAAACCAGCTGGCTCTCAAATTACCCTGGTCAATCGGAACCGTGGGTGATACGGTCATGACTTCCCGGTTGATCAGCGCCCCAACCCGGGTGAAGCCGGTCAAGCTCTGCAGCTTCTTCTTCTCCAGCTCCTTGTTCAGGTTGCGGTTCAGCTGATCCAATCCGTGGATGCCTGATTTCCTATTTGAGTATTGTCGTGCCATTACACAGTAGTCCTTCCGGTCATATTCAAGTTTGCTTTAAACATATCCATGGTCGCACTCCCCAATTTCGGGAGCCTTCCCTGAGCCACAATGTAGAGAGCGTTCACCGCTGAGGCATCGGGATCCGGCGCTGACTCAAGATCCGTCATCAGCCCTAACCACATGCGGCCTTCCTCAGCGACCTCCTGAGTCAAGAACACCCGAGCCTGACTGATCAGTTCCTTCCCATTCGGTCCCATGATAACCTCGTTCAACTCCTCCCATCTTCCGTACAATTGAATGGGGTCATCGTACTCAAACCCGGTGAACCCATCGCTGACCGGGTTGGCCCAATACACGATGGGCTGAGTACACTTGCTTGCTATGAAATCTGTTATGCTCATTATTCAAAGCTTGTGATTGATTTAACACTGGCGCCCTTCTTCCCGAGGTTGGCAAATCCTCCGCACGTATCCAAAGTGAGGACCATCTGGCCATACCGGGATGATTTCAAGCCCTCTCCGTACACTCCCGCATACTTGACTGTAGCTTCGCCCAGCTTCTCCTCTGTTGTTTCTCTCTCCTGTGTAATACTGATTAAATGAGCGGTCAACCATCTTTCAATCTCCTTCAAAGTAGCTGCCGCCAATCCGCAGGTCACCGTATTGGTCACCATAGCGTTTGCGATCTCTATGAGAGATTCAATTGCTGCGTCAAGAAGCGATGTTGTAATGATCACTCTGACTTCTGTTGCTGTTACCCGTACTGCCATGATTTATCTCCTTTCTATTTCTTTTGTCGTGCTTTCCACAATTTCGGTTCAATGAATTCCGTCACTTCCGGTCCCCATTCCAAACCAACCCATTCCAGAGTGTCCTTGATTTGACTGTAATCTCCTCCCACCATTCGATCCGGCCAGACCACCTTACAATTCAAACCGGCGTTGATCATCTCCCGGAAGCGATCCTCATGCTGGTCAATCCACCACTTCCATCCCTCATATTCATCCTTGGCCCCGACAGCCAATTGATTCGACCGGTTGCCGAAAGCGGTCATGAACCCGGTCCGCATACAGCTGTTGATGATATCAGTGGGCTTCCTCCTGACGATGATCCATTTGGCATTTGGAAAGGCATAATCCCAAACAGGCCAATGCAAACACATCTTCGCTCCCTTATACATCCACGGACCGCCCGTGTAGCCCTGTTCCACCATAATTTCTTCCACTCGTTTATCCCAACCGGTGGGAATCAACATCTTGGAAACGTCCGGAAGCGGGTATTGACCCATGGGATCCACCTCAAGCTCCCGGAAGAAAGGCTTGACAATCTCATTCCGGATCTTCGCATTTTCAAACATCCCTTTTGCGTTGTTGTGATTGGGTCCGCTCATCTCTCCTCCGAAAGCTCCCCGCTGATTAATGATACCTGCGATCAGGGATGTCCCGGACCTCGCACAACCTGTGATTAAAATTGGCGCATTCATAGTTTTGGTTTTGTGGGCTTGGGGTTGT